CAGGGTGATAGCGCGTCATCAATTAGACTGGCTATCACGCGGTCACTAGCCTCAGAAAGGTCAATCGTTGCAAACTTACCAGTCACTGATCCTTCTCGCGCTTTCACGCGATTAGGAAGTTGATCGGTAAATCCCTGAGAGGCGCCAATACGGCTTCTCTCAAGCAACGGGATGAGTGTTGTCATAAGAGCCTGCTGCATATATTGCATATGCGTAGGTTCCATGGCAATCACTCGTGGCGTTTTCTGAGTCTTTGGAACAAAAACCACCTTAACAGGTGGTTCTTGCTCCACTGGGAGGAGCGAGAATCCGTAGTCCGAATTTCTACCCCAAGTGTTCGTGCAATAGCGCGAATAAGGGAATAGAGATTCAAGTCGGTCTGTCCATCTGGGCAGTTCCCACTTTCGGTTCCCCAGGAGTTTATCCTGAGTAGAACCGGGACCATGCTTCGGCTTTATATCTTGACGTTCAATTGCCTTTGTAAGGTCGTTAAGAACATCACTGTAAAGCCAAGCGAAACTGACAGAAAAGTCGCGACGTTGTTCATCGCTTAGTGACTCTTCAACAATTTCCAGGTCTCGTTCAATTTACGTAAGCATTCTCAGCAGCACGCTTACGCGCCTCTGTCGTTTCACGCTCAATCTTTTTAAAGATGAGCGTCATCTGACGGATAGCGCGAATCGCGTTATGACTGGGATGCTCGCGGAGCATAGCAGTACGATTATCGAACACCTGGTCGAGGAAACCTCGTAGAAATACGGGGAGACCAGATCTCTTCTTAAAGCTTTTGAAGAGATCAGGACCTATCATTCCTAGCTCAAGACTTCTTTCGAAGTCTGAAGCATAGGAAGGGAGAGTGATCGTTAAAAACGAATCACCCTCGTGTTCGACACGGCCGAGCATAGTAATTATGTCTCGGTCGCAGCTCGTGTCACACTGTTCGGCGCAATCAAGCGCCAATACAGACCAGAGTTTCGTCAGGCTTTTCATCGGCTACTTTCGTAGAACAGTTGATAGCTAGGCGAGTCCTCTAGTTTACAGACTCTTGCAGTACTACCCTACTTATGAAGCGCCATATTCCAAGTTAACATAATTGGAACGGCGACAACAATAAGTACAGCAGTGGCAAGAAATATCCCGGCAATCCAATTGCCTGGATCCCTCATGACTACGACTCCTTACCAACAAACTTGGTAATGTTAGCCGCGGTCAAGTACGCGCTGAGCGCCTTCACCAGATCCTCGAGTTCCACACTCGTGAATCCAGCGAATTGCGCAGGCGCGTCCAAGACGACATACACACCAGCAGAGTAGGGAAGGTTCTTTGTCGGATCGAGCGGGTTCGCGCCAAT